GATCCCAAAAGCAATCAAGGAGGCAATCAAAAGTGATCCAGCGCTGATGTTGCGCCTGCATTTGTGCAAAGAGCTGGGAATGACACTTTCTCAGCTTAAGGCCAATGCAACAAAGGACGACATCATCATGCACGCGGCCTACGAAGAAATCCTGGCCGATCAGATGCCAAAGCTCAAGGACCAGCCCGCCCCTCCTGCCCGCCGGCCCAGAAGGCGCTAAGGTGGGGCACTGGCTCCGGGGCGAAGCGTGGCTGATTATGAAAGTCTGATACGGGTTGGCATACAGGGCCTGAATCAGATTAAAGATTTAGAAAAAACTATTAACGCTTCTGTCAGTGCCGCGATCGAGCTTGAGGAGCGACTCGATAGCATTGGGGAAAAGCAAAGGCGCGTTGGCAGAAGAACGGCAGGGCGCACCAGGGATCTTGGCGCTGCGCTAAATACGATTGTCGATACTGACCAAGGCAGAAACGCGAGAGGGCAAATACTGCCTGGGGCGAGCCCAGCCGAAAGACGTGCCGCTGCGCAGGGCTTGAGACGCGCAGAGCTAAGGCTTAAGGCCGAAGATAGATCGGCTGCAGCGCTTGAAAGAGCAAGAAGAGTTTATATCGCAACCCTTAAAAGAGTCAACACATTAACAGGCCAGACAGTGCCTAGACTTGAGTTTGCCAGTGGCGGACTAGAGGTAGCTTTGGGCAAGATTGGCCGCGAAAGCCGTGAAAACTATCTGACCAACTTGTTCGGAGGTCGCCAGCGAGCGCTGACACGCGGAGGCGGTGGCCGCAATCTTTCTTCTAATCCGGCAGAAAACGCGAGACTGCAAGAGCAAATTCGCCAAAACCGTGCTGCGTTTGATCTTGCGCGTGGCGCTAACAATTTGCCCGTTATGGGCCGGCTCGCTACTGAGCTGTCAGGTCTTCTGCAGCAGCAAAATGAGTTCAACCGTATAAGGACAGGGCGATCCGTTTCGTTTGAGGCTGGCCGGCGAGGGCAGGAAACAATCACCGAGCTTTCTCAAATGCCTGGCGCTGATCCCAGGCGCATTAGAAGGCTTCGCGGGCAAGCGACTGAAGTGATCGCCGCTGGCTACGCAGAGGATATTGCTGGCGCCAGAGATGCGACACGTCGCATGAAGGCGTCGATCGGTCGTTATGAGCGAGAGCTTAACGCGGCGGCAAAGGAATTGCGACTTGCTCGGGCTCGGGGAGGCCCGTCGTCGCCTATTCGCGGGGCAATCAATGTTCCGGGCTCTCCCGCCGCGCTGGAGCGCTCTCGCCAAATTGGCGGGCCACGGGAGGCCATTAGGGGCAGGGCTGATCTTCCGGGTTCTCCTGCTTACCTGGAAGAGCAAAGAAAGCAGTTGGCGAGGGCAGTCCGCATGGGAGGCCCAACTGAAAGCATTAAGGGCAGAAAAGACCTTCCGGGTTCACCTGCCTATTACGAAGAACAGCGTAAACAGCTCGAAAGAGCGGTGCGGGCAGGCGGCCCCTCCCTGCCAATTCGTGGCATGGCGGGCATTGCCGGTTCTCCTGCTGCATTGGAGCGCTCCCGGCGCATGGGTGGAGCCAGAGAGCCTATTGGAGGCAGGGTTGATCTGCCTGGCTCCCCTGCCTATCTGGAAGAGCAAAAAAGGCAGCAGGCCCAGCAACTTCAGCGATCAGTACGCGCAGGCGGCCCAAGGGAAAGCATTAAGGGCAGGGCCGATCTTCCCGGCTCTCCTGCTTACTACGAAGAACAGCAAAAGCAGCTTCAGAAGGCGGTTCGCATGGGCGGGCCGACTGAAAGTATCAGGGGCCGGAAGGATTTACCTGGTTCTCCCGCTTTTTATGAAGAGCAACGCAGGCAGCTTGAGCGAGCAGTACGAGCAGGCGGTCCATCGTTGCCCATTCGCGGCATGGCCACAGTTGCCGGTTCGCCGGCCGCCTTGGAGCGATCCGCTCGACTTGGTGGGCCACGCGAGCCCATCCGTGGCCGCAGAGACCTACCTGGCTCTCCGCTGTATCTGGAGGCCCAGCAAAGAGAACTTGATCGCCAGCAAAGAGAACTTGATCGCCAGCGGATGCAACAACAGCGCGAGTCCGAGCGCCAGTGGAAGCAGAGCCGGCTTTTCCAGGGCGATCGTCGCAAGGCGCTCGGGGAGGGCCTCATCGGTGGCGCGTTCCCGCTGCTGTTTGGCCAGGGCGTCGGAGCTTCCGTTGGCGGCTTTGCAGGCGGCTTTGGAGGCGGCTTGCTTGGCGGATCGTTTGGCTTTGGCCTTTCGCTAATCGGCACGGCGCTTGGAAGCGTGGTTGATACCACGTCCAACAATCTCAAAGAACTTGCCAGTTCGCTCAAGAGCCCCAACGATGCCATTGCCGCGCTTGAGGCCAGCGGATTCCGCGTTGGCGGCAGCCTGAAGTTACAGGTAGAGCAACTGCAATCAGTTGGACGCGCCTACGACGCGCAGGCGCTTGTATTACAGGAGATCGAGAAGCGTCTTGGCGCGGGTTCAGTCGCTGAACTGCAAAGTCTTGAGACGGCCCAGAAACGACTGCAGGAAGCAACGGCTTCCCTGACAGGCCAGATTCAGCGTGGCTTCCTGCCGGCGCTTGAGAATATGGCCAACTTCCTGACTGATGCAATTAACAGGTTTTCGTCTCTGCCTAGGCCGCCAGAGTGGTTAAGCGACAATGCTTTTACCAGATCATCTTGGGGCGGAATGCTTGGTTTGACGCCACGCGATAAATCCAATGCGGCACCAAAGCCAATACCGACTCTTCCTCTTACGCCTCAGGAAAAGCTCGCTAAAGAAAAAGCAAGCATCGATGAATCGCGCAGGCTAGCAGATCAAATTCAATCTGCATACCGCGAAGCGTTCAAGCTGCAACGCCAGGGCAATGATTTGCAGCGCGAAGGCGCAATGATCAATAAAGAGATCGCGGATTATTCTTACAAGAAAGAAAGCGAAATCTTTGCGTTGCGCCAGCAAGCGCTAGAAAAGCAGATTGAAAATACCAGGGCTGCTGCGCAGAACCGCATCGAAGGTGGCGACCTGAGCCTGCGCGAAGCATTCGCAACTGCGACTGGCTTTGAACAGCAACTGCTGGGCAATGTCCGCGAAGCAATGCGAGCCAGGAGAGAAGGCGAGGCGGATATTGAGCAATCGCGCAAGAAACTTGAGCTTACAATGGCGAAGCTCAATCGTGATACGGAAGACTACAAGCGCACAACTGCACGCGAGATCGAGGATATTGAGCGGCGCAAGCTGGCATACACGCGATCAGTTGAAGACTACAAGATGAGTGTTGCAGATTATGTTTTGCAGCGCTCCAGGGAATCGGCTGATTTAATGCGTCAAGCAATGACGCTGCCTGATGCTGGCGGCGGCGCAATGGGCGGATCGAACGCAAATGTGATTGCGAATTCCCTGATCAATCGCTTAAACCTTACTCCGGCACAAGCCGCTGGGGTTGTCGGCAACTTTATGCGGGAATCTGGGGCAAACATAAACCCCATGATAAACGAAGGCGGCGCAGTTGGACTGCCCGCCGGCAGGGGCGGCTACGGAATCGCTCAGTGGACCGGATCAAGGCAGAGCGACCTTGTTCGCTTTGCTGGCTCTATTGAAAAAGCTGGCGACCTTGGGGTGCAGATTGACTTTTTGATCAAAGAGCTAAGAACCAGCGAAGCTGGGGCGCTGCGGTCCCTGAGGGCTGCAGGGACTCCCGAGGAAGCGGCAAAAGTTTTTGAACAAGGCTTCGAGAGGGCCGGGATCAAGGCGCTAGCGGAAAGACAACAAAACGCTAGGCAGTTCTTCAATTCGTTCGCCCCTGGCGCCATGGGAATGCCTGGCGGCGTCATTGCTCGCACTGGCGCTACGGGAATTGGCACTGCCGCTCACCTTGATGTTCGCTGGGCTGATGGAAGGCCAATTACATCGGCGGACGCCGATCGCTTCATTCGTGTTGCCGGCAGGGCTCCTTCCAGCTTCGGTGTAAGCAGTGGCTACGGCCCCCGCAGGGCTCCGGTCCCCGGCGCCTCTACGTTCCATCGCGGGATCGACTTCCCCACTCCTGCCGGCTCGCCCATTTCGCTGACCGGGGGCGCCAGGCTGACGGGCTCAATGACGGAAGCACAAAGCGGCGGCGGAGGAATCGTTGGCATCATTGATACTCCGATGGGGCAGATGAAGCTGCTTCACCTGGAGAAAATCATCGGCAACGTGCAGGCCGGCACTGCTGCGCAAATCAGCAACATTCCGCGCCCTGGCTTCAGCCCCGCCCCCATTGGCCCTACGCCGGACGCTGCTCCGATCAACGCACAACGAGAAGCGCTCAGAAGAACAATCGGGGCCGGCGAGCAAGAAGCGCAAAAGATTCTAGAGCAGCAAATCAAGTTGCGCCAGCAAGGCATTGAGCTTGGCCAGCTTGAAGCAATTTTGCAAAATAATCAACTGCCGCAACTTGAGCAGCAGGGCGATGCGCTGAACCGGCAGATCGAAGCAAGGCGACGAATTCTTGATCTCAGCGACGATGCCGCTTCAGCCAGTGACATTGAAGCCGAGCGCGAAGCGCGTTTGACGCAGATTCTCAAGGATCGGCAAAATGCACTTGACAAAGTGCAGAAGCAGATCACCGATCCCAAGGAGCGCGATGAAGCCACGCGCTCAATCAACAGGCAGGCAAGTGCTGCTATTGGCATTGCGGTGGGCGAAGAAGATCAGCGCCGCAAGAACTTGGACCTGAACAATCAACTGCAAAGCCAGGATCGCGCTCGCCTTGAGATTCTCAGGCTTCAAGAAGGACTGACGATTGCCAAGGTGGAGGCTGCTGCTTTAGAGCGTGGCGAGCTGGAGGCAAGTGGCGTCGAGCTGCTGAAAGCGTCTCAGCTTTATCGAGACGCCGAGCAGGCACAGCGCGATAAACTTGTTTCCCTTGCTGCCGAAACGGAAGAATTGCGCAAGCAAAACGAGTTCACGCGGCGCATGAATGAAGGTCAGCGCGACATCGGCCTTGTGGGCGCTGGCTTGCGTGCTGGCCTTGTGGGCACTGGCGCCCGAGCGTTTGAGCAGGGCCTCAGGGATTTTGACGGCGACACCGACAAGGCAATGCAATTCGCCAACCAGGCCAAAGCGGCTGAAGATGCTCAGCTTATCTGGGGGCGCCTTGAGCAAAACGTCGTTGATGTATCCGAAGCAATTTCTGGCGGCCTCACCAATGGCCTGCTAGATATTATTGACGGCTCCAGGCGAGTCGAAGAAGTTGGCCGCGACGTGCTCAGGAGCATGGCAAATTCGTTTGCTGAATCCGCTCAGCAGCAGCTCAGCACACTTATGCAACGCAAGCTCGGCGGGATGCTGGGCGGCCCCGAGGGGATGCTGACCAAGCTGATCGGCGGCGGCACCGAAGCAGCAGGCGCTCAGGCGCTCGGGCTGGCCTCCATGACTGCTGCCGGCCAGGTCGCCTTCTTCGGCACCACCCTGCAAACCGTCGCGGCTCAGGCAGCACTCTCCGGGGCCATGGGCGGCGGCTCCAGCCTGCTTGGCAGCGCGATCCCCAGCCTGGTATCAGGCTTCGCCCCTGGCGCGTTCTCGTTCGGCGGTTTCTTCGCTGAAGGTGGTGTCACCACTCCTGGCAAGGGCTATGTAGTTGGCGATGGTGGCGAGCCTGAATTCTTCTTCCCCGGTGTTACCGGCCGCGTAGTGCCGCGTAGCGACATGGAGAAGGCGGCTGCATTGCAGGATCAAGGCAACAGCTCTGAAACTATCGATCTTCGCTACACCGTGACAGAACAACGGGGCGAGCGCTACGTCACTGAAGCACAGTTCCGCAGGAGCAATGCTATGCTGCTGGCAAGGTCTCAAGCTGCAACCTACTCGGGCATGAGAGGCAACAAAGAGGTCCGTGAATTTGTGGGGATCTGATGCTTACCGTCACGCATTACATTGAGTTCCTGAGCCCCACTGCTCAGCCGCTGCCAACACCGCAACGGTATCAGCCGTACTTTCCCGGCGAAACCAGAACGTTTGAGGGGCTGACGTATCAATTCAGCCCCTTCAGCATTGCTGGCGATATTTCGACTGACGGCAATGAAACTGGCGATTATGAGCTGATTGCTCCGGCCAACATGATCTCGTCGGCCAAGCTGGGGCAGGCATCGGAGGATCGGCAGTTCATCAAGGTGCAGACCATGCTGCTCACTGCCAAGCCACCATCAAGCCCAGAAGACTATCCCCGGTGGCTTGAGACAAACTTTCTGACTTCAACAATCTGCGTTTGCGATTCGTTCGGCTACACCGATAAGAACCCCGACGAAGAAGAAGGCGAAGATAACTTTGCTCTTGTCACGCTCAGGCTTACAAGCCCCCTTAACTTTGTGGCCGGCACCTCGCCAACCCGTAGACTCACCGCTGAGCAAGTCGGCCCACTGCCGGCGAGCGGAGGAATCACGTTTTGACGTTCTGGCACGATTGGATCGGGCTCCCGTGGCAACTGGGCGCCGACCCGAGGGAGGGGCAAGCCGCCTGCTGCTTCAGGACCGCCCAGGCGGTGCGCGAGGGGCTCGGGATGCCCTGGCCGGCGTTTGCCATGGCCGAGTGGTATCACCTGGCCAGGGCGGGCCACTGGGAGGCGCTGGGGATCGACTGGAGCGCCATGACGGAGCCGATCGAGAAGCCCGAGGTCGGCGCCCTGATCCGCTTTGCCAATACCGATGAGAGCTTCGGTGTTGGCGTGCTCCCCAACGAGCGAACCTTCATTACAGTGCGGCATCATGGGCGCTTGATCGCCGGCCCTGTCTCTGCTTGCGGCAACCTGAAGCTGTATCGCCTGAAATGATTCCGCTCCTTCCCTACGAAAAGCATCTTGCTCAAGTCCTGGGCATTTCGGAGGAAGAGTATCAAGAATGGAAGGCGATTACGCTCAGGCATTCCATCACCAAGCCCGCAGAAGGCCCAACCTGCGGCCCCCTGGTGCCGGTGCTGGTCAACCTGGCGATTGCTGTTGGCCTCACCCTGCTTTCATCGCTGCTATTCCCAGCCAGACAGCAAACAGGGCAGATCAGAACACTGCGCGGCAGGCGCGATCCGGTAACAAGCAAT